TCTCCAGAAACTAAAGGAGCATATTGATAACGTACTTTAAACTTAACACCCTCAGCATTTTCCCCATCTTGAGAACTCTTTGCGTTTGGTCTTGCTGTTCCCGTAGTTGCAAAATTGTATATTTTAGACAGTAAACTCTGTTTTTTAGTGTTTAACTCTTGTACTTGATCATCTAATTCATCTTCTGAATCATAATCAACCTTTCTTTCGTCTATTAACTCCCAATTAGTTAAGTCCTCATCCTCTCCGTATTGCTCTAAATCCGAAAAGGCTTTACTTAGTTTCACTCCCGTTTCTTCTTCTCTTGTTTCCTTATCTTTTACGTTCTCTAAGTCTAAGAATTGAAGAGGTTGTAAGGTCTTAAAGTATAGGTTTAAAGCAATCCCATTAAAAGCAAGAACCCTATCAAAAGCATCAATTAAAAGGTCTTGAAAAGGTGCTATTACAATATTTTGCATTAAAATAGATGCGTTCTCTAATTCTTCAGCATTATTCCCAAATCCCGTAGAATCTTTAATCCCCAATAACATCGGTGAAACAATTCTGTGAGAAATCATAATCTTCTTCTGTGATTCGTCTGCTATTTGCTGATATAAATTATGTGCATCACTTAACTGAATCGGTGTAATCTCAGAAGATGATTCTTTTGAATCCGAAAAACTTATAATTACCTTTCCAGCATTGGAAGTCCCGCCAAATTTAGATAGTATCTTGCTTTCAATTAAACGTTGTGCTTCTTCGTCTGGAACTCCATTATTCATTGAGATTAACATGCTCGGATGCATGGAATTTTTTACATTGTTCAAATGAAATGTAGACAGTTCGGATTCAACCTCAGCGTAACTTATTCCAGAAATATAGTCTGGTGTACTATAATAATACATACCCGCCTCATAAGGCTTAACATATAATATCTCAATAGGTTTGGGAGTATCTGAAACACCAAAGGCTGGAATTCGTAAAGGGTCTTCACTTTGCTTTTTATTCGCCCAGTCTGGGTGATAATAATATGCTTGTACTTCTCTATCCTTAGAACTACATTTTTCCGCCCTTAATGTTTCGATTGGCAAGTGTTCGATTTTTTCAATAGTTTTTTTATCCTTAGAATAAACAACTTGCATTGCACATTGACCCGCCAGTTTTAAATCATAACTCAATCTTCTTACAACATCCTTTTTAAATAAAGAAATCATACGAGCGTACGCTTCTGGCTTTCTTGAGCTATCGGTTGCGTCTAATCCTTTACCAAATATCATTTGAGAAACCCCAATAATACAAGCTCCAGCGGTAGCACTTCCATTCGCTTTGTTTATAAGGAAAGAAAAATAATCATTGTTTGCACCAAATTCCACCCACTCATTTGTTTTAGATTCGATAATTTCTGGAGTTTGGTAACTGCTTAAACTAACAAGGCTAATCGCTGGATTCCTCTTTGTTGGTACGTTTGGTTTTCTGTATTTATTTATGTTTTTACTCATAAGATTATAAAATCGTTATTACCTCCCTTTTCTTTATACTCATCTTTGTTGATTGTATAGTATTCATTATTAGATTGGTTTGTTGATTGGATTGTACAAAAGACTTTATCTCTGTAAATTATATCGGAATCAGTCACAACACCTTGCCCGTTGAATATTTTTAAATCGTAGAAACGTCCTTCGTTTAATTCGAAGACACTTGATAACTGAATATAATTACCAACCTTAGTCCCATTTATTAAAATAGTTTTGGTGTCATTTGTACTATCATCACGTAAAGTGAGAGTTATTGCGGTTGCATATATTCTCGGAATAATCTTTATCGTTTGTACATTATTATTCGGCAATAAATGTTTCATATATATATAATAGATTAATCGTTGTTTTTTGTTATTAAAAGCAAAAAAAAAAAGGACACTCAACTAAGAATGCCCTTTTCAACTAAAAAAAAGAAAGAAAATTATGCGTTTGGATCGATTTGAGTCGCACTCTCAAGAGCAGTAACAACCGTAGATGTTACAAAGAAAGCTGGATCTGATTCCATCGCTTCCATGCTTAAAGTAAATCCACTCATATCACCCATATTTGCCCCAGAAACAATTGTCCCAGAAACCACTTCAGTTCCATTATCTTTACCTAAAAGAATAAAATTAGCATTATAGTCTTCAACCACTACATGAGGTCGTGCTACTGATAATAATTTAATTTGTTCTTGTGTTGCTTTATCTAAAATAGGTAAAGTTAAATTTAACGCTTGTGTTGTAAACGTGCTTCCGTTTTCTCTCGACGAGGTAATAGTCTGCTCGAGAGTAGAACTACCTTTAAGATCGAATTTAAAAAATACTGGTGTTCCAGTTATTGCGGTAATTTCTCCGTCTACGATTGTAGTTGTTCCCAACGTACCATAATCCGCAAAATAAACCGCTTTTAAGCCTCCCGTCGATGTCTTACATCCTAAGGCTCTACCGCTTGTTAATAAACATGCCATTCTATTATGTGTTTTAAGTTACTGATAATCAGTTGATTACCATCTATTATTATTTATTTATTTTGATTAAGAATAGTAAACGATGTCTTCTTTTACCGAATAATTCACTCCAGCGGAATATCTCATTATAAATCTGCAATTTTGAGACCCATCCAAATCTGACATATCTAAAACTTTTACTTCGTTGTGGTCAGATAATAAACCCGTTCCGAAATATAAGTTAGATTTTAAAGTTGATATCATGGTATCATTTGCTAATCCGTTACATGCAACCACTTTTACACCATCAAAAAATTGAATATCAACATCTTGATTGTTCCCTTGTGCGTTTACTCCATTTGCTCCAACTCCGTTTGCTTGAAAACCACCTAATGATCTTTTATAAGCTCGGAAAATATTCTGAGAAACATATATAAAAAGCTCTTCGTTAGAATATAAAGAAGCTGGAATTGCGTCCACTACTTTTCCTAATTCTGCTATTACATTTCCAGCATTAACGCCACCAGCAACTTTTGCGATATCTTGACCCGCTGGTAAAGTGTCAGCAGTTAATAATGTTGCAAAACCATCAAAAGAACCAGCTCCAGCAGTTCCGCTCCATATATCTTGCTCAGTTTTTTGTGCTACTTTTTCAGCCATTAAACCGATAAAGTAATCAGAGAAAGTTTTTGGTAAGTTCTGATTTAAAGAACTATAACCCATAGAAATCGCTTCCCAATCACTCATAAATGGAGTCTTACAAAGTTCAAGATTTACTTGTAATTGTTTAGGTTCTAAGATTCTTTCTGTTAAAGTAACAGTTGAAGTATCTGCGAAATCACAAGTAGAGTTTGCAACGATTCCGTCAAGTTCAACTCTTTTTAATACTTCTTTAAATTTTACATTTGGTTTAACCTCGATTAATCCGTTTGCAATTGTGTTACCGCTTAAAAGTGCCGATGATACGTATGATCCCGCAAAACTTCCGCTGTAACTTGATGTAATTGATACTGTTGTAGCCATTTTTATTTATTGATTATGTTAAAAATTCTGTTTTGTACTGTGTTTTTACCTTTTTGAGAATAAAGATTTAATTCTTTTGTTGCAGATACGTTTTCTGGATTATGTGATATTCCTTCAACTTCTGATAATTCAACTTTTTCAGCTGATAATTCAACAACTTCTTCAACTTCAACTTTTGAAAGTTTTAGTTCGTTAATCTCATTACGTAGTTTTTCAATTTCAGAAAAGAAAGTTTCTTCGCTAATTGATTTTACAACCTTTTTAGGTGTTGCAGTTTCAGTTGCTAACTCTTCTTCAACTACTTCTTCAATTACTTCTTCTTCAACCGCCTCTTCTTCTTCAGTTCCAGCTTCTTTGATTTCAGAAATAATACCTTCTTCTTCAACTACGATAACCATGCCTCCCTCAACTTCATACTCTCCGATTGGTACGCTTACTCGCTCTTTATCTGCAATGACAAAAACCTCAGCTCCAACTTCAAATACTTCCGCTTCAAAAATAGCACCATTATCAAGTTTCATTTGCTCAAACTTTACTTCGATACCAAGTAAGGTTCTAACTTTGTTTAATGTTTCTTTTGTATTCATATATATATAATAAAATTAAGGATTAATTTTGCATTTTCGTTTTGATTATTATTCTTCTTGCTTGTAAATACTACCTATTCCTTGCCTCCAATGTTCACGATCTTCACAAGTTTCGCAATCACATTCTTTTAATGTGTAAGTATTTTTACAATAACAATAAACCGCTTTCATTATGATAATAGTTTTTTAAGTTCGTCCATTACAGATAAATCTTCTTGTAATTCTTCGTTTGGTCTTTCTAATTTATCCGCAAAATATCCTTCAATAGAAAATCCTTTTACCTTGCCCGTTTTAACATAATCATTCCAAACCTCATCGTTCTCAACTTTGACAGAACCCATCCACGTTCCTACTTTAACATCTAAACCATACAAAGCTGACTTATCTTTTTCTTTGTCATCTACGATCCACGATTCTACCAAGGTCATTCCTTTTAATTTGCCATCATGCTCTAAGGTTGAGTTTGATTGGTTACCATTCTGTAAATACATTTGTGAGGCTTTTAAAACAGTATCAGCCGAAAAGAATACATAGTATTCATCCTCTCCGTTACGTCTAAAAATTGGCTTCTTAGGGATTAACAAAGCGCCCATTATTAAACGCTTCTCTTTACTTATTTCAGCAAGTTTAATCTCTTGGTTATTTAACGCTATAAAATCTGATTCAATAGCTGGATTTTCTACAACCGAAATAGCCTCCACTCCGATTGCTTCGTCATCATTTAAAATTAATTCTATTATCTTCATAATTATATAATGTTTTTTTTGTTGTTTTTTGTATTTTAAATTGATGCACCGCTAATTATATTTCTATCTAACTCTTGAGAAGTAGATATATCCCCAGAAACTACAAATGCTTGAACGGGTTGTTGAGATTGCCCACCGATTGCACTTGCTAACTGATCGGTACTACTTGCTCCGACAACATTAAACGCTGGAGGCAAACTCGGAACGCTTGGAATATTTGGAGTACTACCAGCAACAGAACTACCGCCACCACTTGATTTCGGTATTTTTACAGATGCTATTTTTTTAACGTTTGCAAAACCTACAACCCCCGTTGCAATAGCTTGAGCAATTGCGTATCCAGGAACGGGTACACCAGAAAAGGCTTTTAATTGTCCAGAAATAGAGGCATAAGTATCAACTAACGAAGAGGCTATTGCGATACTTTTACCCGTCGCAGTTTCTTGCCCTAATACCCCAGAGATAGAAGATAATGCTGAGGAGTAACCATTTAAAGAACGCATTTTTTCAGCGTTTTCTAATTCTACAATTTTAACTCTTGCTTTCGAAAAAGTTTTCAAAAGTTTAGCTCTGTCTTTTTCGTTGATGTTTTCGTCTAATAATAAAGCTGAAGATCTCTCGTTTAATATTTCTCTTTGCCTATCAAATTCTAAACTATCAAATTCATCAGATAGAATTAATTTTTCAGCTTTTCTTTTTGATAAATCCTCAGCATCTTTGTCTTCTTTAGCTTTTTTAGTATCCGCCTTTATTTTGTCTTTTTCGTCAAAGATTGCTTGTTGATTATCTTTAGCAATTTCGCCTTGTTCTCTTAATAAAGCTTCTTCTTCTGATTTTTTACCGAAAAACTTTCGTGCAAGTTTAATCCTATTATCATACGCTCTTTTGATTTTTAAAAGAACTTCTTTTCGTCTATCATCTTCTGTTAAAATTGATCCTTTTCTAATCTCTTCTAAAGCTTTAGCACGTTCCTTTTCCGCTTTTAATCTTATTGCGGTTTCGTCTTCGGTTTCCTCAACAACAGTTATTATCTTGGTTTCTTTTGCTTTTTTTACAATTACCTCTTCTTCAATACCAAGCTTTTTAATTAGATCATTTTTACCCTTTAATAATTTGTTACCTTTTTCTTGTTCATCATTGAAATTTTTATCCGCTTTGTTTAATGCGTTTGTTTGTTGCGTTAGTCTGGCGGTTTCTTTATTTAAGTTATTTAATCCGTTAACACCTAAAACAAATCCTTCATTCCCTTCTAACCTTAATTTATTTTGCTTAATTGAAATTTCATTTAATTCCTTTATAACATCATTTGGAGAAGTTGATTTAATTTTAATACCTAAATCACTATACTTTTTCCTTAATACAATAATTGAATCTAAAACTGTTTTTTCTTTTTCAAATTTATCTTTTAAAGCGTCTGCAGATTCTTCTGCTTGGTCTTGGATTTCTTCTTGTCTTTCTTGAATAAGTATTTTATTTATTAAAGAACTATTTACTTCGTCTATTGCCTTTTTTAAATCTTCAGTACTTACAGTTTCGCTATCTATATTTTTTAAAAAATTTGGATATTTATCTTGTAAATTATCTATTACTTTTATTCTATCTCTTTGAGCTTTTAATAAATCTTTTTCACTTGTCGTTGTATCATTTATTTTTTTATCAAAAGAATCTAATTGTACTTCTGATTTAAACAAAGCAAATCGTTGATCTTCTAATTCATCCGTTACGGATTTTGTTGGTGTTATAAAGTTTAAAATTGCAGTTGTAGATTTTACAATTCCCCTTGTAATACGATTAAAAATTCCTTCCCCGTCTTCAATACTTAATAAAAATCCTTCCCACGCTGATCCAAGTTTAGTAGTATCCCCCGCGAGATTATCAAGTCTAACCTCAGACATTTTTTTCGCAGATCCCTCAGCACCTAAAAAGTCTTTTTCTAATTGATTTATTTGTTCTCCGCTTTCTGCTAAACTTAAAAAAGATTTCGCTCCAACAACACCAACCAAATCAATAGCGGTATTTAATTTATTTGTAGAGTTTTTTATTTTCTCCATACCCTCCTCGAGAGTAATTCCTTTTTTGTTTAATTCTATAAAAGTTTTAGATAAACCCGTACCAGCAACACTACCCTTTAAACCATTGTTGGCTAAGACTCCTAATAATGCAGAGGTTTTTTCAATAGATACACCCGTTGCTCTTGATGTTGGTGCAACTAACTTTAAACTCTCCCTTAAAGACTCAAAATTTAATGCAGAGGATGAGGTACTCAATGCCATTACATCAACGACCCTTTGCGTATCTTTTGTATCTAATCCAAAAGATCGAATAGTCGAACCCGCTAATTCTGATGCACTTGCTAAATCAACCTCTAAAGAAGAGGCTAAATCTAAAATTGCTGGTGTTGAATTAGCTATATCCGATGCAGTAAAACCTAATTTTGCAAGTTCTGTTTGTAGCTCCACAACTTGAATAGCAGTAAACTGTGTAGATGCTCCTAATTCTTTCGCTTGATTACTTAATACACCCAACTCGTCAGCAGTTGGAGAGGCTACCGCTTTTAAGGTACTTAGACTTTTTTGAAACTTAGCACCCGTCTCATTAGCAGATTTAAACAAAGCAACCATACTACCAAGAGCAACAACAACAGCACCAATCCCAGAAGAAATTAAGGCTGTTTTTAACTTTCCAAGCATCGGAACAGCTGAGGCAATAGACGATTTTAATCCAGAAAATCCAGAGGTTAAACCTTTACCCGTTGCTCCAGCTTCTTTCTTTACTCCAGAAACTTTACCTTTTAGACTATCAAGTTCTTTCCCAGCCTTACCCGTTTTTGCTTCTATCTCAATTATTACTTTATCCATTTCATGTTTTGTTTATGCCTTGTAAATATTTCTTTAAAGCTATCGGGAAACTTATTCTTTCCTTTTGCTAATTGTACAATCTCAGCGTTACAATTAGTATCTTTTAATAAATCTAAAATTTCTTTTATCATAGGTCGTTTAATAATTCTATCTGAGATTTTCCCGTCTTCAAATTGGTTGATATTGAATTAATCTTGTAACTACTCCCAGAGATTTGGAAACGATCTGCTAACGAATAATTTAATAATATTCTTAAAGGCAAATAAGCGGTTACTTTTGTAATCCTATTTGATTTATTAAAAATGCTTGTAATGTAATTACTATGATAATCTTTAAATAATGTATTTAGGTTTTCAACTCCTTCCCATTCATCTGGCTCAGATGCGAAGTTGATAGATGGTTGATTGGCAAAAGGTGTAACGTTCATGTTAGAGTTACATGGAGCGAAATACGTTGCAATACTTGTTTGCCTAATAGCAATATTATCAGCGTCAACTCTATCGACAAAAGAAATTGTATCTGTCTTTAATGCATTATAAAATAAAATAGGTTTACCGATATAACTTTCTTGGTTATCATCAACACAAAAACCCCATTGAACTTCTGTTAAACTTGCATCGGATAAATCCAAAAGCCTCTCAAATTTAAAATGTTCAAATGGTATTGTATAGTTATAAATACCCCCAGAAAACTTTAAACTACTATCTTCGTTATATTCTATTTTTCCCCATTCTTTATTAAATAGCTGATCATGTTGTTTAGCTAAGAAAGTTCCTAAGCCATCGTAAGTAAAATTTATTTCTCTAAATGGTAAAGCGGTATTAGATTGGCTTTTTGTTACATCTAAATATTTAGTAATATCATAATTAATCCCACTACTATAAAAACTGTCTAAGGTTTTTACAACTATTACACTATCTTTTACAAACGCAACTAAATTAAACATCTTAAAAATTGATGTAAGAAAATCAAGCACTTTCATTTTAGGAATCTGTTGCGTAATAATTAACTCAAAATCATCATTCTTTATAAAACTTGTATTTACAAAAGAGGTCGGAAAAGCTGAATTACTATTCGTCCAAGTAACCGAAGTAAATACAATCGTAGTCGTTGATGTCATCTCAACCCTATAATTAGCATTCGTATCATTTGTAATAGGCATCACATAAGAAACAGTTCCGCTAATATTACCGCTTGTAATGATTGCAACGTTATTTCTATAAACTGTAAAATTATAGTTAGCACCTCCATCGGGAACAAATGCCAATGAAAGGGTAGGCGAAGAACTATTGAAAACAGTTAGCACATTATCAACCATCTTATCAAATGTATTTGAAGTATCATCTGTCCAACCGACAACGGGTAAAGTTGACGATGTTAATTGTCCCCCGTTTGTTGCCTTCCCTTTTGTTCTATGTAGCCACATATACAAATCATCAAAATACGTGTTTGATGTTCCAGCACTTGAAAAGAAATCAGCACTAAAAGAAATCCCGTATTTATCTTCAATAGCTTTTATTATAATCTCTAATCTAATAGCATACTTTAACTCATTCCATTTAACGCCATGTATATTGTTCCCTCCCCCATTTTGAAAATATAAATTACCACTATCCGCAATATGTTCGCTTGTTTTATAATACAGTCTTTGAGTATGCGTAACTAATGGAACTTGTAGAGGTTTAGCATAGTTAACACCGTCTACTGTTTTATTTAATCCCGTTGTTAAATAACTTTGTATATCTGGGTAACTGTAAACAATAGCACTCCCATCAGATTGCTTTTTGTTAAAGTTGTTCAACCAAGATAAGTCTGAAAGCTGATCATCCCCTAATAAGTTTTTTAAGGATATTGTATTCCCGAAAAAAGTTATCTTATAAGTGTGAGCTAAATTATCTTTTAAATCGACACCTTCTAATTTTATGAATCCATCTTTAAAAGGCAAATCATTTAATTCAATTACAGAAGACACTCTTATTCTTGCATCAAAACCGTTAGTAATATCGTAGTTATAGAAATGTTTAAATATCTTATTATTTAATTTTGAGGCTGGTAAGCTGAACGTTTTAGAAAACTCCGTAAATACCTTATCAATATCTAAAACTGATTTAATCGTATCGGTGATCGTTACGCTCTCATCCTTAAACATATCTACTCGTTGCCCCTCAATATATAATTGAATTTTCTGCATTTATCTAATGTTGTTTATTACGTTAAATGAATTATCAAAGTCGATTGTATATTCTACAAGCCTATCGTTTAAAGAAGTCTTATAAGTGATGTTACTTGTTTTAACATTGATCGGTAAAACTTGTTCTTCTGTCGCAGTAATATTCGTCATCCAAACTTTTTCAGATAACATTAATTGTTTAAAAACCTCGTTATACTCCTCGCTTAAAAACCCACTACTTAAAGAAATAGATTCACTACCCGACACATTAAAATCTCTGTTAACGTGGGAGCTTTTACTATAAAGATTAAAGCTATTTCTTATGTTTGCTTTGTACGATTCTTTTTTAACAGTCATTTGTTCAACCGCCTTTTTAAAGAAGTACATATCTTGCAACGCTCCAAACTTATTTATAAAAGTTACTTTCTTTGGTTCGTATTTACACTCGCTTAAAACGTTAACGTTTATAGTTTCTATCTTGCCAACATTATTAGAAACTTCTATTTTGTCAACCTCTCCAATCTCAAACTCATTTAAGAAACTAATAATACAAGCATTCGGTTCATAGATCCCGCCTTGTCCTAAAATCCTATCGATATAATTTTCAAAGTTTACTTCTCCATTTACTGTAACGTACTTAATCTTATTAGCTGAATTATTGCTATTCGTATAAGACTGAGTACCCACTACAACCCCATTCTTATAGAAAGTAACAACTGGATCTTTTAATACGTTAACGGGAATACGAACAAGATTATCAGAGAGTCCAAATATCTGGCGGTTTGTAATCATGACAGAACTTGTATCAACATTAAAATCATTCTCTTCAAAATAAGAGTAACTATCAAAAGAAATAATTGCTGGGGGGTTTATGGTAGATAGTAAAACATTAGAGGAGTTATATGCTCTAATAACAAATTTAAACCATATTGATTTACCAGCATAATCCCCATTAAAAGTGATGTCTAAGAAATCTTTTATTAACTCCGAAACCTCATAGCTTACAGAAACACTTCCAGCAATTACGTATTTTTTTAAACTGTATTTAATAGTAGTTGTATCAGTTGCCAACCCTTCCCAGATATAAATATCTAATTCAGTATAAGAAGTATTAGGTATTGCGGTGCTTACGTAATGGGGGCTTCGTAAATTAATTGCCATTTTATTTTGTTTTTATATTGTCTTTTGTTGTTGTTTTTATTAAAGCCTCTACATCTAATCTAAATGCTTTTACAATGTCCTTATCTAAATTTTTAAACGCTTTCTTAAATGGCTTAGTAAAAAATAAACTTGGCTTGATCCCTCTGTTGTAAATGTTACCCGCAATAATATGAGCGATTGTTTTATAATTACCTTTTGTAAACTTTCCCTTTTTATCTCTTAATCTTACATTCTTTCTCTTTGCCCATTTCTCCAGACTTAAAACAAAATCTTTATAGTTTCCCGTTTTACCACTTCCGAAACGATACTTACTGTTTGGAGCTTGTTGTCCTTTTATCTTTGCGTTAGGCGAAACCTTTGAAGGGTCTTTACCTTTTACCCCAGCATCTTGGTAGATTCCATACTCCGCCATGATAAAGTCCAATCCGAAACTATTTTTACTTACGTTTAAATCGTATTTTAAACTCTTGTATAGTTTACCCGTATCTTTCTTTTTGCCTCTTGATAGATTGGCTCTTGCTTGGCTTATCACATACTTAGCAAAAGCATTTAGCTCCTCTTGTACATTCTTTAGCATATCAATATATCGTTGGGAATAAGCACATCAAACGACAAAGACCAACCCGCCATTTCATTTTCAAACCGATCATAGAAAGGCTCAAAAGTTGGATTCCCGTCTAACTGATATAAATCTTGATGTAATGTTCCGCCTCTTAATACTTGTACTAATTTATTTAATACCGCTAATTGCGTGTTTAATATATCTTGCTCGTTATTGTTACCGATGAAAATATCAAATACCTCATCCTTAGAAATGTTCACGATATCCATAGCTAAAACCGAAAGACTAAAGCGTAAAACATTATCATTATTATCTACATTCCCCACGATTATATGAGACAATGGAAAGATCGTTTGTTTACTTAAATCTATTTTAGTGATGTCTCCCGTTGTTACTGTTTTGACATTCACATCTGAAAGAAGTTGATTCTTTATTGTTTCCGTTACTTGATAAAATCCCTTCATTTAGAATTTGTTTTTAATTTGTTGTGCTTCTAATTCTGCTTTCTCTTTCTTAAATGATAGCATCGTAAAACATTGATGCACGTTTAGTTTAGTGATATCCTCAAGCCTTCTAATATTTCCGTCAGCGAGACTATAAATTGTTGAGAACCAGCTCCATTTGGAATTGAAGTTAGCTGATCTTGAATAGTCTTTATCTCCGCTTGATTGCTGGAAGAGAGAATCGTATGCTTCGACAATTCCAGTCCTAAACTGTAAAAAAAAAAAAGGCTTCCGAATGCACAACTCAATGGCATGTCTTTTAAAACCTCTGGATTCTTTACATTATACTCTTCAATGTTATACTTTCCTACTTTACTCGTTTTGATTGGTCGATACAAAACATTCATAGCCACATGCATCTGATCCCATTTACTTGCGTTGTTATCTAAGTCGATATACTCCCCTAAACTTAACTCGTCTAAGTCTGGGATAAAACCATATTCGATACCATTCATAGTAAATCTCTCTACGTGCTGAGGTGTTTTACTTAATAGATCATTTAAAATATCTATGATAGAAACAACGCTTGACATCTTTATCTTATAACTCTCAGATAAAGGAATTCCGCAGAATATCTCTATCATCTTAGCATCTAAAAAATTACCCTCTGGATTGCTTTCCGAGATCTTCAAATACTTTTGATACTGTCCTAAAGTGATCTCACTTAAAGACGTTGGAACATTTATTTCGATCTTCATATTTATATAATAGTATTTTGTTAATGTTTTATGAAAAAAGCCTTACAATTTTCATAAGCTTTGGTTAATAAATAAAAATCTTGGTGTGTTTTAGGTTTGGCAATTCTAATTTCTTTACCCGTTTTATGATGTATATAACATTCTATTGTTGCAATCATTTGAAGGTTATCCATTACCTAATATGATAGTTACCCTTGTTTGGGTTGTCTAAGTTATAAATGACATTGTAACGGATTCCGTCTATAGCATGATTCCAGTCGTCTAAATATAATTTTGAACCCTTATCTAAGTAAACATAATTATTTAGCTCTTTAGCTATATTATAGCTTTTTGTCTCAACTACTATTTCATAATCTTGCATGGTTGTAATTCCGCTTTCAATAGTTCCTTTTTTTACTGCTTTTATATTTACTCCTTTGAATTTCAAATCTGATATCAAACGCGGTTCAGAACTATCCGCAATAATTAATTTCTTTCCTACTTTATTAATAATTATCTGAGCTAATTCCGTTGTTCCTAAACCATTTTTATATAGATGTTCTTTAACGTATATTTTACGTTTGCTTTTATCTATTGCAACTTCTGTTATTGTATCTGGATCTACCGAAAACCCGAAGTCCATGCCAACCGAAGTTTGATGACCATCTGGATTAAATGCACCAAAAGACCAATTAGTAAATACAACGCCTTCCGCCTTATCTAACCATCCCCCTAAAATTTTATGCTTGTATTTATTTGGGTTTGTTTTTCTAATATTTTCGATATTGTTTATAAATGATTCGGGTAAGTTTAAACGATTATCTAAGTAAGTTGTATGAATGTAGCAAGTATCCCCTAACTCTCCGTTAAAACCCTCCTCTATTCCTTTAGTCTCAAAGAAACGTTTATAGATCCAATGTTCTTTTGTAGTTGGGTTTAAGATTAGTATAATTCTATTTTGTTCTTCGTTACTTCTTATAGATAAATCAATAGTATCAAATTCATTTTCATCAACCATTTCCTCCGCCTCATCAAGTACCCAAGTTGAGATCCCTTGTAAGGATTTTAAGTTTGCGGTTTGATTACCAGCTGAGGTCTTTATCCCTCTGAATATTATTCTACTATTAGTTATTGTATTTGTAATCTCTTTTCTGTTTACATCAAAATAATCATTCGATTCTAATAGCTCAATCTTCTCTTTAAATTCTGGTATAATAGACAACTCAGCAGATGTCATAGTATAACGAGTATATAAACAATTGTAACCAAGTTTAAAAGTATTAGTAGCCTCTATTAATGTAGTACTAAAAGACTTGGACGAACCTCTTCCCCCCGTTACAATATAATATCTTGCTTTGGAATTTCTTAAGGGTTCAAACCTATGGTTTATTTTTAGCTCACTCATTTACATTACTCAGACTTTACAAATTTTATTATTGGTATATTAATCATCTCTCCGTTTGTTGTAATATCAACGCTATCTTTTGGTTTACCTATGTAATACTCTAAGAAGAGTTTACCAGCTTGAATATCTTTATCTTTAATAGCTTTAATCTTTATCATGTTAATTACATCAATAACATCTTGCTTATCTGAGGCTTCTTCTAATGCTTTACGATATTCGTTTTTACGCTTATCTATTGTTCCTTCTTTGGCTTTGGTACTGTGACCTTTATTGCCATTATTTTTTCTATTATCCATTTCTAAAAGGTTCTAACTATTTGATTATCTATAAGTATATAATAGATTATTACTCAGTTTTTATTTCTTCTTCTTGAATTTCTTCTTGAGTCTTTTGAATTGCTTGAACAATTGCTTGAATCTCTAAGGCTAATTTATAAGTCATCTTCTCCAATAATACTATCCTTTCGTTTACTGTGAATTTTTTATTTTTCATTATTAAAATTATATTTATAATTATATCTTTCTACTTCGACCTTTTGATTCATGATTACATTCATTCCATTTAGATGGCTATCAGTTGGAACAAAGTAATTCCATTTACTATACGATGAGGATGCTAAATAATAGAAGAAAAAGATTGCTCTCTTGCCCGTATCCTTTTCATAAATTACTGTTGCGGTATGATCACTTGTAGGGATTATTTCTTGTACTTTAAAAGTTTCATTGTTGAAGTTATTCGCTCTATTATTATTAGAGTATCTATCACAAACTTTATTGGTAAATATTTTTAATTCTTTAGCTACTTGTTTATTCATCTTTTAGCTTATTGTCTAATTGCTCAATCCATAATCTTAGTATTCTTTTATTGCAAGTACATGGTTCGCTATACTTATGAGAATAATGTCTTGAATGTAAAAGGCACATTAATTTAAAATCATCGTTAGACATCTTGGTAGTTATTCTAAGCCTTGTTTGTTTCCAGAGTTTTATATCTTCTTTCATATTAAACTTTTTAGGCTTATTAAATGTCACAACACCATATAGGAGTTAAGTCCCCTAAAGCATATTTTCCAATTACATTATAATTTAAATGATCAAAAGCATCTTGCGTATTCATACCCTCTTGATCAATAAGTATTTCTAAACCAATTGATACTGAATATATCAACCTTGATGAATTATGTTCAAGACCCAATACTGCATCATCAAAACCTTCTGCGATTAATAGGTCTTGATCTGTGTCTTCTAATATTCTTTTTAAAATTCCTTCTTCTCTATATAACATTATTTTCTTTTTTAATTCGGTTAGTTTCATATTGTCTTTGTTTGTTATTACCATAGTTCAATGTCGTTTAGTTCTTGTTGTCTCTGATCACATCCGCAATCGTCTCCCCATATCTTTTTAACTAAATACTTTATACCAGAGTAATATGTTATCCTTTCTATTAAGTCTCCTAATTTCATAACTTGGTTTTTAAATGCTTCTTTACTTTTCGATAGGTGTTGTAAATAGAATGATAAGAGATATTTGTTTGGTTAGATAATTTTGTCATTGAGCAATCAACTCCTTCCACTAAATTGTAAATCTTTTTATCATACCAGTGCAATTTATCTAACTCATCTAATACAATTTCGTTAGGTGTATCATAGTCTACATATTCATCTGCTTCAATATTATATACTAAGTCAATAGATATTTTATTCTCTTTGTTCTGTTTGTTTTTAAACTGGAGAAATGATGTTTTAAGAGTTAGATATATGTAGTAATAATTTACCCCTTCGTCCCCGTAGGATATGTTTAAACCTTTATTAAGCATCGTTCCAATTATGAGATACATTTTACCTACTATATCTTCAGCCTCTTCTTGAGTACATCCAAACTTTAGGGTAGTATTTATCCATTTATTATGAGAACTATATATCTTTTCTAACATCTTTTAAATTGGTTTAAACGCAAATAGGAATACACCTTATGAGAAAGGTGTTTTAATTTAATCCGATACGTTTTTTGTGTAGCACTTGTCCGATGAGAACGGAATAAATGTACGGTATGTATTATTTAATACCGCACACTTTATTAACATAAGTAATTGAGTTACTTACAATATTGTTTGTTTACTTATTAATCTTCTATTTCTGTAAACTCTGCATGTTCTTTACATTCTTTACAAAGGTCTGTACTATGATGCCATCTTTCAGCACCGCAACAATCTGATTGTTCCATATTTATTTATTTAGTTATTATTATAACATACTACCAGTATAGCAATCGCGAGAGCAATATGTTTTATCTTCTTTTATTGGTGTACCGCACTCAGTACATTTGTTTTCTAAGTCGTTATCTGGGTCTAAGTAATCATACCATTCCATAGTGTAAATTTTTTATTATTTAAAAGGGTAGTTGTTCACTAAACTCAAAAGCTTCATTTGATGTTAATGATGGTAATATCTCTTCAGTCTCTGGTAAGTATTCGTAATCAAAATTTATAGGGTTGTGTTTTCGTACTAAGTATTGAATTACGTTTATGTGAATATCATCCCCTTGTATAATGTTTATTGTTGTTACAAGCCATTCGATAATTAACTCGTTATATAAATCCGTTCGTGATCCCCCAGTATGTTTGTTTCTTACATCTTCAACGATAATATTATTTTTATGAGTATCTTTCACTCTATGTATGACCCATGTAAAACTCGCCTTGTTTAACCACCAGCCTCCTTCGGCATCGTAAGAAGTAATAATTCTATCTGGGTTTCTTTGTGCTGAGATGTTTGGGTGTTGTGATACGTAAACGGTACAATACTTTTCAGTAAACCTTAGTACTTTTCTTGCAGTCTCAACACCATCCGCATACCCGTTACCCGTATTGGCAAAACCACTTTGAAAAGAGTTAGCTGGATCTAATACTAAAGCATGAACTTTTGTTCCATTTTCTATTAAAAATTTTGTAGTATCTAATGCATCTTTAATAGTTTCGACATCTAAGAAAATAAAATGTGCATCTATCCATTTACTTGCTTTATTATATAACTTCGGATTAGTATTTTTTATAATATTTGCATGTTCTCCTAAAAAGTAATTTAGATAATTCAACTTCTGTCCCCAATCAGAATTTTCTTGGAAGGCACAAACCCAAACAAGATCAGATACTATCGAATGCATGATTTGGATAGCTTGATTAATAGTTGTTTTTCCCCCTCCTTTTTTTCCCGTTAGTGCATATAGCTCATTCTCTTTACAAACGAAATGCTCATCGAAACAAGGAATTCCAATTTCATAACCTTTTTTAATATCCCCATTGAAAAAGTCTTGTATAGTTTTATTAATTCCTTTTGGATTAACAATGAACTTATTAAAATCTTTCTCTTCTTCTGGTGCGTTTGGTGTTTCGTCTAAGTTGAACATTCTATGAGTGTGTTAATAGTACTTCGTTAATGTTTTTATTTAATTGAGATGATACATACTCAAAGGAATACGTCTCTTTAAATTCATTGTATAGCTTTACAGTTTCTAATTGCTCTTCTTTGGTTTTGTCTTTAAGTAGTTTGTTCCATTGGTTCTCTTGTAGGTCTTTAACGAAAGCGGTGTAATAAGCATCTAATGGATAGCTTAATTTATTAGATACATTTAATAAGATATTAGAATCGAAAATCGTAGAGCCATGAAAACGAATCTCTTGGGTTAAAAAGTTTATAAATAACTTAGCAAATAACTTGTTGTTAGAGACGTTGTTTTTTTCTATTCGATTGATCATACCAAGAACACTTTTAAGTGCATTAAAATCATTCGCATTGGGTTTAAAATGCTTATACTCTCCGTTC